AGCTTCGGCACTCCACGCCACATGACCCTCGCAATTCTGTTCTTCCGCAAACGTAAGACGAAATGTGTTTTTCTTAACCGCATCAATCGCCGCCTGTCTGCTTATAACGTCCTCGCTCGATTCCTGACTGAGTGCTTCGATTGCCATGTCGAGTGCTTCAAATGCCGCTTGATTTATCTGTGGCTCCCATGCCTCTGGCTCTTGTATCCGTTTGAGCATTGCTATTGCTTCTGCTTTCGTCATTCTTCTGTCCTTTCTTCCCTGTATGGCTCTGGTAGTGGCATCCATGCGATTACTCGTAACTTATGCCATCCTGTTTCGTGATTTATCATCCAACCATAGTTTGCTATATAATCGCCAATGCCGTATGTCTGATACAAACAGTTATAATCTCCGTATCGAAAGTATTCGAACCATACAAGAACATCCGTATAATCTTCTGGCAATCTTTCTGATACTGGAATCCACCGCTGTTCTAGCTGTGCGGACGGCAAGCCCTTGATAATGTCAACAATCTGGTCGATATACGTGTGCCTATATGCGTTTCGCTCTATGGCATCAATAGCCGCCTGCCTGCTGATTAAATCATTCATCCTGTTCACCTCTCTGTATCACTTTCCTATGCTCGAGGACCTCCTCGGCCAGGTTCGTGATGTCGCCGTTTTTCCAGCAATACTTGCCAGCCTCTGCGTATTTTGCGTCGCCAGCGAGGTATTTCTTCCAGACGTCGAGCGTCTGCTCGAGTTCCTTCGTGCTGAGTCTTTTGATTCCTTCCATTTTCCTTTAGTCCTCCTTTGGCATCTCCATTACGTGCTTGCGGATGTAGCTTGCCTCATGCGCTGCCTCCCATCTCGCCTTAAATCTCTCCAGCTTGCTCTTTGCAATCGTAGGACTTGAATGATATCCAAGCTCTATAGCGCAAATCACTACGTCGTTAAACTCCTCGATGATTGCGTCCTGTGCCTCGGTCGCGGTCACGGGAGTCGGGTTTTCGTTTCGGATGATCCTAGCCATCTTCAGCGCCGCCTGTCCCAGCTCCGCGCACTCCTCGGCCAACTGCTCCAGCATGGCCGCGTCTCCGATCTTGTCTCTCATGTAGCCCATATCAACCTCCCAAAATGTCAAGCACATGGCCGAGGATTTCTCTTACTTCATCCTCTCTTCCATACGCATATATGGTATTGAGTTTTTCTGTGCAATACACTATCTGCGCATGCTCATTCAATAAATAGCTTCGGATTTCCTTCTCACGCTTTGTGAGCTTTGCCTTCTTCCAAAACATCGCTTTTCCTCCTTTTCGCGTTCATCGCACCAGGCCTTCCACCGCGTTTCGAATTCCCTGATATAGGCCATTACCAGGTCACCAACGATCTGATACTGACTGCCCTGCTGCCAAATTGCGTTTCCCTCGTCGATAAGCTGCCGCCATTGATCATCGGACCATTTTTCAAACGGAAGGCTTTTCCATTTCCGGAACCACACGTTGTGAATCACATTGAGTAGCGCATTTAGCTTGGCATCAGGGATAGCCTCATTCCCTTGACTCATCGAGCGTCACCACCTTTACGTAGATCCCAGGGATGTCGCTCCAGAACTTTTCTGTGATTTCTGAGGCGACCTGCGCGTCATCGTGCCAAAACCCTGTCCGGGTCATACAGTCCTTGAGCATCTTGATCAGGTTATCAGTATCTGGCTTGGTGACCTTGTAAGATGTCTTAGGCCCTTTCCAGATCCACTTGGTGATGAGCTGTACCGGACCATCGAGAGGCTGGTCCGGAGCATACCCTGCCACGGAATCCAGGAGGAGCTGTCGTGCAGCCTTAAGCTCCTGCGGCTCGTAGAAAATAGGTTTACCGTTTACAATTCTGACCTGATGCTCCTGTTGAGTTATCGTAGGAGTTTTTGCCATTGGAAGGAAAAATTCTATTTTCATAAAAGATTCTCTCTTTCTTTTCTCGCGCGTTCGGTGCTGGTTGTGTATCCAGGCCCCATCCCGGAACAAGGGGCGTAAGCATCGCCCTTGTCCGGGTGGGTGGGTACACACACCAGGTGTGGACAACACTATACCTTTAGGTATATTTGTCCGGGCATTTGTCCGGGCACTCGGACAAAACAGAAAGTTCGTTGTCCGGGCACTTTTGTCCGGGCTCTTGCTTTTCTGCTCGGACAACGATGTTTTCCTTTGTCCGGGCATTTGTCCGGGCAGATCTTCGAGTTTTACTCGGACAACGAATTTACTCGTTGTCCGGGCACACTCTGACGATTTTCCCGGGTTCTTTGTTCGTCCCGTCCTGGTATTCATATCCGGCTTCCTTGAGCGCTTTTGAATGTCCTGGATACCGTTTTGTTCCTTTGAAATCTTTCCTTATCCTGTTTTTATCCTTGCCCATAGCCTCCGCCAGAGTATCCACATCAATCGAATTTGTGCCGTCTGGCATGAGGTCCCCGAGGGCATCGAGATAGCTTTGCAGGGTTTCATCTCCCTTCTTTTTCTGAGCTTTTGCGAATGTCTGCTTTCTCTTCACCCAGGGATCACCGGTATCTGGCTGGATGTCATTGAGCATGCCCGTATCATCAGAAATGTGGATCGGATATCGGAACCACAGGTTGAGCGGATCAAACGGTGCAAACTCTCGCAATGTGCCCTCGATCCTCCAGGCAGTGACGTTATCCTGGATTTTTTCCGCTTCCGAAATGTATGAAATCATGGCCGAGGCTTGATCCGGGTTCAGCTTTGAATTTGCGAATTCCTCCATTGCTGATGGTGATGAGCGATCATCCTGCCCGACATCCTGCTGCCATTCCGGAGAAAATTCATTCAGCGCCCGTTCGATGCCGCGGATCCGCGCCTTACCTCTCTGCTGGGCTTTGATATCATCCGTAAGCTCGAGTTCGGTGAGATCCAGGAGCGCATCGGGATCCCTGGCAAAGACTCCAGACCCGGATGCCCGGTCCATTGATTTTTTGCCTCCCTGTGCGCCCTTACTGTGATGATGGCAGTAGATCACTGCGCACTGAAGAGAAGTACAGATCTTGTCAAATTGATTGCAGAAGTTAGCCATTTGATCCGCGCTGTTCTCATCTCCGGTAATGACCTTGTAGATCGGGTCGATGATGACGGCCACATAGTGCCTGTTTTCCGAGCGCCTGATGAGCTTTGGCGCCAGCTTGTCCATTGGTACGGCCTTCCCTCGGAGATTCCAAATATCGATGTTCTGGAGATTCCTGGGCGGTATTCCGAGGGCCTTGTAGACGTCCTGGAAGCGGTGCAGGCAGCTTGCCCGGTCGAGCTCCAGATTGACGTAAAGTACCTTCCCCTGTGAGCACTTGAATCCGAGCCAATTTGCCCCCTCTGCGATTGCAATCGTCAGCTCGATCAGGGCGAAGGACTTGCCTGCTTTGGAGGGGCCTGCGAGGAGCATTTTGTGCCCCTTCCGGAGCACACCCTCGATGAGGCAGTCAGCAAGAGGCGGGAGGTCGTTCCAGACATCGAACAGCTCCTCGGGGTTCGGAAGATCGTCCTTGACATCCTCCGTCCATTCTTCCCATTCCTGCCAGGACTGTTTACCCAGGTTGGTCCCCATCAGGAACTGCTTGTGGCCGTTTCGGACGACACCGGGCATCCGTGACAATCGCGAGGGATTTTTGTTCTGTGTATCGACCTTCAGGCCGTTTTTTGTGCAGACGTTGTACAAATACTCGACGCGCTTCCGGTACTCTTGGAAGTCGGACGCCTCGATCTTGACAATGGCGTGGACCGACTTGCCTCCGGAGTACACCAGGGCCGCAACAGGAAGCTGCAGCTCCCGGATCAGGGCGTTCTGTTTCTCAAGCGGGAGCGTATCTGATTCCACCAGGGCATATCGAAAGCTCGTAACGTTATCATTTTTGATCCCATTGCCGTCCAGCGGGTTGAAGCGGATCCAAGCGCCTGCCAGCGGATTGCAGTCTCCTACAACCGCCCCAACATCGTTGTATTTTTTGAGCTCCTGGATCAGCTCCCCGGCAGTACGGTCCCATACACCGCGCTGCGGGCTCAGCCTGTCCCCGTTTTCATAGATGGCCGTTACGTAGCCTACGTTTTCGGTGGACTGAAAGAGCGTCTGCAGATACGTGATGAGATCCTTGACCGGGTCCCAATCCTCGTCTGAGGGCTCTTTGACCTCCCGATCTTCCACATATGCTTGGTCGAGGATCTGCATGTTTTCGTCTTTTCCGATGACGTCGTCCCACTTGAGAGCGTGCCCAGGATCAGCGGAATCTATCTCCTTATGTGGCGGGGCATACCCGCCCCTTTTTGCGTATTCGTAGATGGTTCCTCCAGTGACCGGGGCCCCGGAATTCTCGTTGCGGAAGGACTCCCACTTCTTGAAGCACTCCCCGGATTTGTACCGAGAGTCAGCCTGGCTCCATTCATCCCAGAGGGAGCAGGGATAGCCCTCCTGCTTGAGGGCCATCCCGACATTGCACCACTCCTGGTAGTCGAGCTGCGACGGATCGATATACGTAAGTAGGTCTTTTAAATCTCTTTCCTGCATTTCATTCCTCCGGCGTGTACGCCTCGGGTACGATTGTTGGAGGTATTCTCCATCCGTTTGCCGCGATCCGGTCTATCAGCTTCCGCGCCGACTCAAAATCCCATGTTCCGACGTGTTGGAAGCCTCTCGATTCCAGAAAGCGAATCTGCTTCGGAGTCGTCAGACCTGCTGACTGCCTGATTTGCAGGCGGTCAATCAGCTTTGCAGCCATTCCGGCATTGCCGACTTCATCCGGGCATATTCCCCGCTTCTCGAGAGCTTGCAGTTGTTTGTCGGACGGCGGTGCCATCTCCCAGCCGAATGCCGGTACATATCCGGACAGGTCCTCCGCCTGAATCGACATCTCAAACTGAAGCGGATCAACGAGCCTCTTCTTCCGTCTCTTCTGCTCAGCGAGCTGTTTCGCCAGGGCTTCCTCGCGCTGGGCAACCACATCTTCAGATGCGGTCTGCTCTGCTTCTTCCAGATCGACAGCCTCGCCGGCATCCTGTGCCAGATTCTCTGTGAGCTTCTGCGCTACTTCCTGGTCTGTGCAGATCAAATTGGCAGGATGGCAGAGTTCGTGCTTTTCGGTGAGCCAGAGGAAGTCGATGAGCAAAAGCTCTTTCTTTCCTGGATAAAGCCTTGTTCCTCTTCCGACCATTTGCGAGTAGAGGCTTCTCACTTTTGTGGGCCTGAGCACTATCACGCAGTCCACGGATGGGCAGTCCCAGCCCTCTGTGAGCAGCATAGAGTTGCAGATTACGTTGTACGTGCCTTTGTCAAAATCCTGTAGGACCTGCTGCCGGTCGTCACTGTCTCCGTTCACTTCTGCGGCGCGGAAGCCATGTGCATTCAAAATTTCCGTGAACTTCTGGGATGTCTTGATCAGCGGGAGGAAGACCACAGTCTTGCGATCCATGCAGTAGTGCTGCATCTCCACAGCGATCTGCTCCAGATAGGGATCCAGGGCCGTGCCGATCTCCCCGGGAGCATAATCTCCGGACTGAATACTTACTCCGGAGATGTCTACCTTGAGCGGGATCGTCAGCGCCTTGATCGGCGACAGGTACCCATCCTTGATCGCGCGAGGCAGAGAATACTCGTATGCCAGGGAGTCAAAATAGGATCCCAGGTTGCGCATATCTCCCCGATCGGGTGTCGCAGTGACTCCCAGTACCTTCGCATTGTCGAAATGCTGCAGCACACGCTGGTAACCGTCAGAGATGGCATGATGTGCCTCGTCGATGATGATGACATCGAAGTAATCCTCGGAGAACTGATGGAGACGCTTCTCTCTCTGGAGAGTTTGCACCGATCCGACTGTGACCTGATACCAGCTGTCAAGGCAGGTCTCATCGGCCTTTTCGACGGAGCATCCGAGTCCGGTGGTCTTTTTGATCTTGTCCGCTGCCTGCTGGAGGAGTTCACCGCGATGTGCCATGATCAGCACCCGATTCCCTTTGCGGACCATATCCTCGGTGATTTTTGCAAAGACGATGGTTTTGCCGGTGCCGGTCGGGAGAACCAGGAGCGTTCTCCTGATTCCCTCTGTCCAGGCATCCTCGACCCTCTGCCTCGCTTCCTCTTGATATGGCCGTAGAGCCACAGCGCCCATCAGAAGCCCGCCCCGGGAGTCCAGGTCTTATCGACGGCAGGCGCGAGATATTCACTGACGCGGTTGTTCTCCCGGTCCTCACCGGTCCTTGAGCTTGTGTACTTGTTGATCGAGAGCTTCAGCTTTCCGGTGGACCCAATGACCTTGTTCCAGTTCATCCGGAGCGGTTCTCCGTGCTTCTTCTGCCCAATTGACGTGAAGAACTGGGACAATCTCCACTCAGCCTTGGAGTTGAGGTAGAGCGTGTCAAAGATGCGCCCGGACTTCCCGGTTGCGGGATCGGACACCCGGATCGTCAGATCTGCCTTATAGCAGCGGCTCATCTTTGCACTTCCGGGAAACTCGCCGCGCTGCATATCCTCGACGGTGAAATCGTATGTGCCCGCGGGGAGGAGCTCAAACTCTGACTCCTTGCTGATCTCCGCATTCCAGTCAAGGCCGGTGCCGAGGTCTTCGTTCATTGCTGCATTGGTGTTATTGTCCATCTTTTTCTCCTTTACTCAGTTGAATGGGACTTCTTCCTTGTCCCTGATCTGCATTGCCATTTCCTTGATCTTGTCCCAGTACACGACGATCCATCCCTGGACAAATTCGGGGTTCATGTCCTGGATCAGGGTGCTGTCAGGGTAAAATCCCCTGGCCATTACCACGCTCTGAATATCTCCCTCGGAGATGTTGTCCTTCTCCATGAGGTCCCTCAGATTCTTCGGGATCTTGTTGGGGTCTGATAAATAGAGCGATACCGGAGATACCGGTTTGAAGCCCTCTCTTGCAAGCGCATCCATGTTATCGGCTGGCTGCTCGGGCTTGTCATTTTCTTTAGGCTTGTCGATGCTTGCGGGAGCACTTTGTGTAGCAGGTTCAGGTGTCTTTTCCGTGGGAGGATCCTGCTTTATTGGTTCCGGCTCCGGAGCAGATCTCACAACCGGCTCTTCTCCTGCTTGCGCCGATCTTTCTACAATGGGGCGGATAGTCGCATAATCCATGTCGATTTCATCCGGTAACCCGAATCTATTCTTGGCGTCCCAGCAAGGATGATGCTGGGTGTAAATCACGCGCTTTCCTCCTCGCGCCTTGTTCTTCCCCTTTGCTGCTCCCTGGTTGTCGACATTGACGACGATTGTCTTGTAGTTGCAGAAGAGCAGCATATCTGCCCACTCTTTTACAAGAGGCGCGCACTGCTTGGAGAGCTTGAGTTCCCAGCGATCGTAGGCACCGAGCTCGTCAGGCTGCTCGAATTTCCGCATCTGAGCGTGGGCTACGACCACAACGTTGATTCCAAGCTCGATGAGATCTGACAGCTTGTTGAGGAGTGATCCAAACTCCTCCTTCATGTAGACATATCCCTTTCCATATCCGATGTCTTCTATCCCATCGACGTGCTTGGATGCGCAGACCTGCGCGCTGCAGAGCTTTTCCGCCCAGTCTGCTGTATCGATCACGAGTGTTTTACAGCATGTAGGATTAGCCTTGACGTCATCTACCTCTGACAGCAGCATTGTCCAGCTCGTGGGGGTGGGGAGCCTCGCCACATCCATGTAGGACGTGCTTCCCTCCGTGTCGATGAAAACAGGATCCGGGAACTTGCTGGCAAGTGTTGTCTTGCCGATCCCTTCCGGGCCATAAATTACGGTTTTTACCGCACCCATTACTCTTCCTCTTGTGATCTTCATCAAAATCCTCCATTCCAGTCCTTCATGGGAGCCTGCGGTGCAGGACTCTCTGCTGAGGTCTCTTCTCCATATCCGTCGGAGATGATGATGCTGCACTCCGATCCGGTGCTGACTCTCGTGGCGATGATCTGCAGACCTTCCGACTCTGCCCACTCACCAAACTCTTTGAGCGACTCCATATCCATCTGCTCCAGCTTGTCCACCAGGACAAAGCCGCATTCCGGATTGAGCTTTCGCACAATGGCAGTCGCTACCTTGAGGCGATCCGATCCAGACATGTTGTCCCACTGCTGACCTCTGTATTTGAGTTTGCCCTCTTCCACAGAGAGCTCCGGAAGTGGCAGATCAGCGTGATTGAGCAGATCCATCCTCTCCTTGCGGACAGCCTCAATGGACTTGGAGAGCTCTGTGTACTGGTTCTTGTAGGTCTGGGCATCCTCTTCCGCCTTGTCCTTGTCGAGGTTTGCTCTGACCTTCCGGTTGATCTCCTCGACATTCGCGATGTTCTGCTCCAGCTGATCGGTGGATTCCATCTGGAGTTCCTGCGGAGAATGCTGTGCTGCTTCGATCTTTTGCTTCAGCTCATTGGCTCTGCGCTTAAGCTCCTCGATCTGATTGACGACTTTCGCTTGCTCTTCCAGCAGGGAGTCATATTCCTGCTTCCACTGCTGTCTCTGCGCATTGCGTGCCAGAATGTCCTGCTGCTGGTGGATTAGATCAGACGCGGAGACAAGCTCCTTCGGCGCATCGGGATAGTATGTCTGCTCCTTCGCAAACTTATCCTTCTGATCAGCAATACGGCCAACCATCAGACGCTCCTGGTACAGATCCTTCTCCTGCTTTTCCAAGCTCTTGAGCTGAGGACCGATGCCGATGATGTTCAGCAGGGTGTCTGCCTTCTCCTGATCCGATGCCTCCATGAACTTGGGAAGGTTCAGTGCCAGCTTTTCTACAAAACTGTCCAGAAGTTGCTGCCCGGCCTTTTGCCCGGACGGATCCGTGACCTTGAGGTCACTGTTTTTGCCCTTACGTTCCACCACAAGACCGTTGCTCATCACAACGTGCAGATAAGGCGGAAGTGCGGAGCCTTTTCTTGCAGCATCGGAAGGCTTAAAGCTGTTCCCTCCGAGTGCCCAGGCGATGCTGTCCAGGACGGACGTTTTCCCCTGGTTGTTTCTCCCGCCGATGATTGTGAGACCGTTCTGCGCAGGTTCCATCTTCACAGCCTTTACGCGCTTCACATTCTCGATCTCAAGCTTGTTAATCTTGATGCTCACGTTTTCCTCCCTGAATCTGGCATTTCACATAAGCCTTTGGCTTCTGTTCGTGCGTTGCCTCCATAAATTTTTCAAAACACTTTTCGCAGATGAATGATGCCGGATAGTTCCGGAAGCGAATGTTTCCCGCCTTGATCCTCGCCTCTCTGACCTGATAGATCGGATTGCCGTCACCTATCTGCTCACCACAGTTGTCACATATGAGGGCGACCATCACGCCTCCTCATCCAGCAGGATCATCCGACGTTTCAGCCCATAAAGCGGGATGCGGTATTCATATCCGCAGTGATGGAGCTCAAGGGTGGTGACCACCGCAAGCCTCACGCCCTGCCTTTCTGCACACCTTCTCAACCATGCCGCTCTTCTCTCTGCCCGCTTGTAATACTTCGCGTTCTCGAGGCAGTGCGTCCGGCAATACAGGTTGTAACGGTGGATCATCTTTTCGATGCTCATCTTCCCGCCTCCTTCACAATTGCTACGATGTCCTCGTCCGGCATCCGTGTTTTGCGTGCAATCACGCCAAGATCCCTAAGTGTCATTCTGCTGGCATGCAGCAGCTTGTAGCTCATGTTTTGCTGGGCGT